CTTATTAACGGTGGTCGCCTGACCCACTGATTTTCCCACGCTTGTGTCTGTCTGCGAGTTTTTCAAGGTTCTTCTCCATTATATGTCCAAGGTTCATCTCAAGTTCTTCGGCCAGTACAGCACAGTACCATAGCACGTCACCAATCTCGTATCCAATCTCAATACGCTTGGCAAGGTACTCGTCCTTGGCTGCACCGTCCCGAATAAACTTCTTTACTTTGTTTGCAATCTCACCTGCCTCACCGGTTAGGCCCAGAGTAAGATACTCCATAGCCTGTTTCTTTGGGAAGATTGCTGTCTCACATGCTTTTTCCTGGTACATGCTGGCAGTAATACTACTCAATTGTTTCTCCTTCATCCACTGTTTAGCCTCTAGTTCTAGGTCCATTTAGTTGCTCCAAGTTCTTAAAGTATGCAGCCTCCCACCCTCGCTGCCACTCACGATACGGAGTGGTGTCTTTCTTCATGGGGTTCGCCACCTGTCGGTAGCGTTTACCAAAGCGAGGACTTTCAAATTCCTGCACTCTACCAAAGGCAACATAGCCAGCGTTAAAATTATCCGCTAGACTTTTGTTCATCATCTTTCTCCTTTCGTTTCATCCAGTCTTTATACTGTGGATGTTTTGGGGGTGGATTGAACTGAACCCACCCCTCTCCTCGTTTCCATGCCAACTTTTCTTTCTTCTTCTTATTCATTGAAGTAGTTGTTCAAGATATCCAACCTGTCTTCATGTGCTGCAATCTTATCCAACTCTCCTTGCATAGCTTCCATAATATCTGAATGCTCTCCAATCCCTGCAGGATTACGTAGATAGCATTCAATGTTTGCTACATGCAGAGCAACATTTGCTTGTGCATGTTTACGCAATACTTCTATCATTTGTTCTCTCATTTGTCAACTCCTTTCCTTGTACTTACGCAGCTTCAATGTCCACAACTTCACATACACCAGCACTACACGCCAACTCTCGTCCACCTGATGTGTGGTCCTCTTTCTCAAACTCTTGCAGCTTCACCCAATCAATTGATGTGGGCATATGTGAAAGTGCTTCTTCATATTCTTCTTTGTTGATGTCTTGATACACGGCTTGCTGATATACATAATCACTGAATGGCATAAAGCTGATACCAGACACCTCATCAAAGTGTTTGTAGACCCACGAGCCTACATCCATCCACTCATGTTCTTTCACAGTGATAGTTACAGATGGCTTATGCTCACACCAGTGTCGCTGATATGTTAGCCACAACTCAAGTTGCTCAATGGCTGTCATGTCATTACGGCATACGGCACCGGCTGGCGCTTTCATAGGAAAGCTGAAGACAGTTGTGCTATCAGGTTTTGTGACATCCGGTTCTGCTGGAATACCCTGAGAAATCATAAACTGTGTAACTGGGTCTTTGTTGTCGGCACGTACCGTACGAATGTAGTAAGGATTGTGACGAGCATGAATACCAGAGGCACTGTCCACAAGCTGTGACACTGTACCAGATGGTTTGACACAAGTGATTGCCACTGACTGTGGGATTCCCAATTGTTCAGCCATAGATGCGTTAGTTGCTACAGCCTGTTCTTTGAGTGCATTCAGCGTGGCACCAATATTCATGCCAAGATGTGCTGACTTGCCAGATGTCATAGCATTGTCCATAATACCTGTAAGAGATACACCCAGCAGACGTTCTTCCTCTGTGTTTGTTTTCCATATCTTACGCAGATACTTGAAATCAGTCAGGGTGGATTGGAATGTACCCAAGATAGTAGCCAAGCGCACCTTCTCTGTCAGCGTCTGCTGTGTATCAGATTCACGAACAACAACCTCTGACAGATTACAGAACTGATATGGACGCAGAATGATTTCACTGCAAGGATTTGTACCGAAGTCTTGTTCAGCATCCCTGCGACCATTCTTTGCTGCTTGTTTCTGTGCAGACTGACGATTGAAGATACCACGCTCACCAGAGCCTGACTCATACAGCGACAACCATTCACGCATGAACGTACCCATCTGTGGCTTCTCTTTGTAAGCCACGCTGTTGTTAGCCAATGCACGTTGGCCTTCACGATAGATGTTCTTCTGTGGCTCGTCCCACCACTGTCCTGATTTTGCGTGTGCCATCTGGTCATCATTAAGATTAGACAAGCTAATCAGAGCAGAGCGACGTACACCACCGACGACTACAACCTCACCAATTTTACACATGATGTCATGGCATTCGATAGGATACAGACGACGACCTGCTGCACCTTTGAACTTCTTAATACAGAAGTTGAAAAGGTTCTCAAGTGGGGCTGGGCCACTAGCACGACCACCGAATGTCTTCAGACGCGCACCAGCAGGACGCACCTCGCTAGTATCCCACTTTGGGATTTGCCCTGCATACAGGAGCGAGATTAATTCACGCAGGGATTTGGCCCAGCCCGGCCTAGAATCGCCAACTTTGATGACAGTATCTGTCTCATGCATATCTTCGTTGACGATGGGCAGCTTCTCTATATTGTGTCTTTCCACAGAAAAGCCTACACCAGTGCCACACATGAGGATATACATTGTCTCGTCAAATGCACGAGGACTATCCACAGGTACGTAGGAGCAATTGTAACCACCGACGTGACAACGGTCAAGCGCGGGACCGGCAGTCATCAATGCTCTCATGCTTGGCATGATGTCTTGGTTAAGCACAGCTTCTTCAAGTTCTGCGCGTAATTCATCTGACATGGTGTAGCTGTATTTGTTGGTAAGGTGGTTCTCCATGTAATCGAAGTACCTAGCCACAGTTTCACCCCATGTCTCTCTTCGTTGTTCGTCTTCAATCCACCTTGCATAACGCGAGGTAGCAATAAATGTTTGATAGTCAGTAGGTAGATAATTGTTCATGTCTCACTCCATGTTTATTTTCATATGTTTAATTTCCATGCCAGGTAATTCGTGAAAGTAATCTTCTAAACTTTCTTGTATTTCTTCCGTTGGGTTTTCATCTGCTGGCATAGTATATTCTTCGGGGTCTATATCCAACGAAAGATAAATCTTAACTCGCATTGCTTTTCTCTACGGCTTTCTCCAGAGCATTGATATACCACTTTGCTTTCTGTACATCTTCCAATGGCTTGCCCTTGTAATCAAAACGCCACAGGTATTTCATTATGTTTCCCTGCAAATAGTATTTAAAGTTAGGCCCAAGCATTGCCTCAATGGCTGCGATACACTCAATACCCGACTGATTGTAGTGTGAGGGGTTATTGACCATATCATCTTTTTTACTAAGTTCTTTGGTATAATATTCGTCCATAAGTTTCTCCTCATCTGCTTTCAGTTTCATAAAGGCTTCATGTCGCATCATGCTTCTCCTTTTGTCTTTGTCGAAAAAGAAAGATGAACCACGTTATCATCGTCATCTCGTCTGATTATAACTTCTTGTTCCTCTTCGTTGTCTGTCAGCGTCATTAGTTCGCCTACATACTCTTCACAATATTTATATATCTGTTCACGTACATATTCATCTTGCTCCATCACTGGAAGAGATGACAACAGCATCTTGACAAACAATTCCATACCACGAAACACTTCGTCTGTCAACTGATTATTCTCAGAGGTAATAACAGATACCTCTGCATCCCCTGACCATTCACCTTTCGCTGTGTAGGTTGGGCGTATTCTAATCAAAAAGTCTTCATCTTCTACTGCTCTTGCCACGATAAACTCCTTTCTTTTTTTCGCCCTTGAATGGTATAAACTTTGGATGTTTATTCTTTCCTTTTTCTTTTAACCAATCTTCAGGAATAATTCTATCATAATATTTAAAGTTGTATTTTATGCACCATTCTGCATAAGATGATTTAGCACCTTTGCGTAGCTTACGCCTACTATTCTCAAACACAAAACGAATGTCTAGTTGTGGGTGTTGTTTGCTTATGGCTATATGCTTCCTCCTATCAGCAGCCGTAAACATACCCTTTGTTTCAATGATGATACCATTGTGCAGCACGAAGTCAGGTGTGTAGGTTCTGTACGCTAAGTCTTCCCACTCAATCTTTACAGCTTCGTAAAGAAACTTTATCTTTAGCTGTGTTAGTTTTTCGGAGACTGATTGTTCCAGACCACTACGATACCCATTCTTTCGTGCTGCCCTATATGCTTTACCGTTAAACACTACAGTGCGCGACCACGCCAGAAGTCAAGGGGGTCACGGTAGCCAATGGCTCTTAGTTCTTCGCGGAGAACTTTATCTGCTTCATTACGCGCTTCAATAGCAGCACGAACTCCAGCAGTTTTGCGTTCACGATATTCCTTACGCAAGTTGCTAAGTTTCTGTTCAGTATCTTTGATTTCATCCAGTAAAGCGTCAAGTTCCAGTCGTTCATCCATTTATATACTCCTCTGCTAGTTCTACATAATTAACCATCTTTGGTTCTTTGGCTTGAGATTTTACAGCAGGTAGTTCCTGCAAGTCGGGCCA